GCATTGATTATTCCTATCGCTCCATTAATCATATTAATAAATCCATTTACTGTATTTTCTATCATTCCTAATAATCCATTAATACCTGATTTAACAGCTCCACTAATTGCATTTCCTATATTAGTTCCAATGTTTGAAAATTTATCACTGATTGTATTCCATAATCCTCCGAAAAAATTACCAATATTGCTAAAAATACCAGTAATATTATTCCAAGCTTCTCTAAATCTATCTCCAAACCATCCTCCTACATTAGAAAATACATTTTGTATTCCTTGCCAAGCACCTTGAAAAAATGATCCTAATTGTTCAGGTAATTGTGCTAATCCTTGGAATATAGAACTAATTATCTGTGGCAACGCCTTTAATAATTCTAAGCATATAGTTGGTATTGCTTGAACTAATGCCATAAATAATTGAATTGCACCTTGTAGTAATACTGGTATATTTTGTATTAAAACATTGATTATAGTAGTAACAATAGTTGGTATTTGAGGAATAAGTGCTTGTATAATCAATGGTATTGCTTGAATAATAGCCATTAACAATTGCACTGCTCCCTGTAATACAATTGGTAAATTTTCAACCAACCCGGTAATAATAGTATTTATTATTGTTGGAATTGCATCTACTAATGCAGGAATTATAAGTGGTATAGCTTCAACTATTGAATTTAATAATTGTACTGCTCCTTCTATTAATCTTGGAATTGCATCTGTTAATCCATATAAAATAGTATTTATTATTTCATCAAGATTTTCTGTTAATGCAGATATTATCTCAGGGATTGCTTCAATAATTCCCATAAAGAAACTAAAGGCAGCATCAATAAGATCTGGTAAACTGTCAATCAATACTCCAATAATCTGATTTACAACTTGTACTAATGCAATAACTAGGTTTGGAATTGCATCTGTTAATCCATTTACAAGACTTATAATAATTTGAACTCCTGCTTGAAGTAATTGTGGAATTGCCATCTGTAAAACATCTATTATTTGAGGTATAATACCAATTATTGCATCAACAACCGTTGGTAAAGCTTCAATTATCCCCTGTAGTAATTTATTCATTCCTTCCATTACATCAGGTAATAGTTCTGTTATTAAATCAACAATTTGTGGAAATAACTCAATGAGTAATGATATAATACTATCAATTACAATTTTTACCTTTGGAACTATATTTTGAATAACAGTTCCTATACTATCTATTAAATTTTCCATTAAAGTATCAAAATTTGCATTTTCATCTGCCATGCCAGTTAGTAAATTACTCCATGCAGACTTCATTGCTCCAATAGATCCTTGAATTGTTGTACTTGCTTCTTTTGCAGTAGTTCCTGTTATGCCCATATTATCTTGAACCAAATGTATAGCTTCAACAACATCAGCATAACTTTCAATTGTCAAATTTCCAGCTTGTCCTTGTGCTTTTGCTAATTTGTTAGCATCTCCAATAAGTCTTTCCATTTCACTTTTAGTTCCACCATATCCAAGCTTCAAGTTATCAAGCATTGTATAGTTTTGTTTTGCAAAACCCTGATATGCATTTTGTATAGATTCCATTGATGTACCCATTTTATTTGCATTGTCAGACATATCTGTAATTGCTTTATCAGCTACTTCTGCTGATTTTGCAGTATCACCATTTAAACTTTGCAATAATGATGCAGAAAATGAAGTTACAGTGTCCATATATTCATTTGCAGAAAGACCAGCAGTTTTATATGCATTATTAGCATAATTTTCTACAATGCCCGAGCTGTCCTTAAATAATGTTTCAACACCACCAACTAATTGCTCATAATCAGAATAACTAGCTATTGCCTGTTTACCAGCATTAAGTAAAGCACCACCTAATTTCAAAATTCCATTTATGCACCCCTCAACCGCATCTGCTGCTAAATTTGCTAGTGCTCCTTTAAGGACTGTAAAACCACCATTTGAAGCATCATCTGCTGATTTTCCAGCACTATCAATACTTTTATCTAATTTATCAGCAGCACTATCGAGTTCCTGCATTTTGGTTTTATTATCATTTAAATCACCTGATAATGTTTTAATTTCTTTTGCTAAATTTTTGGCTTCTGATGAATTTTTACCATATTGTAGTACCGCATTCTTATATGCCTCTTTTGTATCATCTACCGCTTTTTGTTGATCGTCTATTGTGTCAGATAATTTACTTGTACTACTATTAGCTCTTTCTTCAGCTTTTTGTAAATTTTGTAATTGTGTACTATAATTACTGTATTCTTTTTCAATTTTATTTACCGCTGCCTCTTGATTGTTAATAGTAACTGTTAAATTCGATATTTGTTGTTTTATGCTTGAATGAGCTTGTTCTGCGGAACTCAATTGACTTTGTAAATTTCTAACTTCATCAGAATTTTCTCCATAGGCTCTTTTTGCATCTTCTAGTTTTTTCTTCAAATTTTCAATTTCACTAGCAGACTGCTTTTCATATTTTTGTGCAGTTTGTAACTGTGTTTGATATGATTGCAATTTACTAACTTGTGCTTCCATCGTAGATTTTAATTGTTTCAACTTTGCACTTAAACCATCTGTAGACTTTGTCCAATCATCCATACCAGAACTTGCTTTTTTAAATTCGGAATTTGCGAGTTTAATATAATTATTAGCTTCAGATATATTCTTTTTTAAATCCGATATATCCAATTTATATCGAGTTGTAATATCTTCTCCTTTTGCCACTTACTTTCCTCCTTTCATCAAGCAAACTAAAACCAGCTATCACTAGCTGGTCTTCTTATTTGTTTTTTTCTTTTATTTTTATTGTTTTGATTATTTGCTTCATCATAAATTCGTAATCTTCTAACTAATAGAAAAATCTCTCTCATTTTTTCTTTTCTTATTGAAAATGGATTAACCGTTGGAAAACGATTACATATTTCCATTTCAAGTTCAAAGAATATTTGATAGAGGGGAATAGCAGTATTCCCCTCTTCTAGTTTTTTCCATCATTTCCTTTTGTTATTTGATTTATAGAATAAGCTATAATTTCGGCTATAACATTCATTATTTCTTTTAATTTTGTATGTCTTAATTCTTCATCTGTTAATCCATCAAAAACTTCTTTTAGCAATGGTTTAACAATATTCATTGAACTTGCCAAAACTTTTGCAATTGCTTTTAGTAACTCTGCTTTGTTACCAGCCTGAATATTATCAATATCAATAACATCCAACAAATCTTCTACTGTTCCAAACATTAAATCGTATGTTTCAGCAGTATATGTTTTTGTTATTTCTTTTTTGTCGTAGATATTTAATTTTAAATCCATATTTTTTTCCTCCTATTAGGCTTTTGCCTGTAAAGTATCTATTGTTGTAACAGTATCAAAGAATGTGCTAACATCTGCTAGGTCTTTAGATAAATCAACATTAATAGCTTTTGCAGTTTTACCTGTTTTTGTGAATTTATGTGTTGTTGAAATTCCTGTATATGTTACTTCTTGACCATTAGAGTCTGTTCCATCATTTTCTGTTGCATGTGTACTATCAGGAATACTAAATGTTCCTTTATGTCTCCAAACATATACTTCATCACCATTAGTTTTCTTTGTTTTATAACCAAGAGCAAAGTATTTTGTTTTTCTTTCTCCCTCAATTAATGTTCCTGTTGTTTCATCATAATCTTGTCCTGTTATAAATGCTAATTTATCTAATGGAAGTACAGATGTAGAACATTTTATTTCATCTGCTCCAACAGAATTGATTACAATTGCAGCCATATTATTATAATATTTTGATTCACTTGAATTACTTGTACTTTTTGAAATTTCTCCAACACCAGCTAATTCATATACCTCGCCTGTTTTGTAACCTTCTCCTTCTTTATTATTATCAGATAATACTTCTGCCACAACTAAATCTGTGACACCTCTATACTCAACGATTTCATCTAAATTCTTATTCATATAGATTTTACCTCCTTATAAATTTTCTATTATTCTTACTGCTATACCTCTTCCAGTTTGTGTAGGTTCATCACTTTCAACATCATATCCTTTGCCACTCACAATAAACCCATCCATTTTTAATTTTTCTTTTAAATTTAATAATTCTTTATCTATTAGGTCAGAATTGTTAGAATAAAATGCAACAATAAAAAGCCATACAATTTTATGTTCTTCATTATTATAAAAAGCATCTCCATCAGAAGACATATTTTTAAAAGTGAAGTACGATTCAGGATAACCTTCTTCTTTATTCATCGTACCTTGTTGAAAATATGGATAATTCATGCTCTCTAATACTTTTGTTAATTTATCTTTCATTTACCCTTCCAACCTCCTTATTTCATTATTAAATATTTCTTGTTGTGCTTCTAATACTTCTTTTCTTGTGCTTGTACCAAAAATTGCATTATACATTTTTTTATCTTTTTTATGCTCTGCCATAATTCCAAGATTTTTTCCGTATTGGTTACTAACACTGTGGCTTTGTGTTCCATACATCAAAAAAATTGAAGCTAGTCCACCCTCGCTTATGCTAAAACCAACTTTTACACTTGCTAATGTACCAGCCCATTCAATTTCTGCTTCTTTTTTCAAAGCTTTTTCAGTTCTCTTAGTTTCATTATGTGGTGTAATCGCTTCTTGTGCTTTTTTTGTAATAATTTCGTGGGTTTTCTTTAATGATTTTTCTGATATATTTTTTGTATTTGCATTTAATTTATTAAGTCTTGCTATTGCCTCATTAAAACCCTCAAACTCCAAATAAGCCTTGTTACTCATACTAAGCACCACCTTTTAATCTTTTGACTTTAAATTTTAAAAATTGATGTCTTTGATTTATATCTTCAGGTTCATTTATTATATCGAATACAGCCTTATCTTCAGCTCTTGCAATTCTGCAAACACCAGTAATATCTGGTCGATACATAGTTTCAATGTTTGCTGTATCTTCAATGGAATACACACCATTTACCGTTTTCTCCGTTCCACCATAAGTTTTAAAACTGCCAAAAAAAAGATTAATAAAATTACCATTTTTATCTTTTTCTGCTAATGCTTCATCAACAGTTGGATATTCCTTATTAGTGATACCCTTTTTTGTTGAAATCTTTGGTATAAGTAAAACAAGTGGAATAGGATTGGTTATATTTATTGAAAATCCACTCATTTTCCATCACCATCCTTATATGCTAGTTGAGTAGCTCTTTGCCAAAAGTATGATGATAAATTTGCTTTTTGAAAATATACATCATCAACACCTCTTGCAATCACACCAGCTGATTTTACATCATTAACAACAGATGATGGAATTCCTCCATCTATCATCAATTGTTGTATTTCAGCAATCCAATTTTTAAGAATTGTATCTTGGTAAGTTCCTGTAATTCCCAAGCATTCCTTTACTTTCTCTAACATATTACTGCTCCTTTTTTAGTCTACTTTTTCAACTAATCTTCTTGTATCAGATAATAATTCACTTGCTCTTTCTTTCTCAAATTCAACAATATCATTTTCTTTATAGTCTCTATCATTGTATTTGTCTGTAAATGCAATTCTAATTTTAAGTTTTATTTTTTCATTATCTGATCTTTTGTTGTTTGTCTTTCTACTTGTTTTTTCTTTCTCTTCTTGTTCTTCTAAATATTCTGTCTTTTCTTCAGTTTTTTCTGTAGATTCTTCATCTACATCAGTATTTTTTTCAATTGTAACTTCAGGTGAATTAACATCTATTACATCATTTTCCTTTAAATCTTCTCCTGATACAATATCATTTTCATTAATTACAACTTGTTCTTTTTCAACAATTTCATTTTTTTCAACAGTTTCATTTGCTTGATTTTGTGTTTTTGCCATTTTATATACTCTCCTTTTTAAAAATAATGAATTAAGGGGATTATCATCCCCTCATCTTACCCTTTTACAGATTTTTTTAATAAATAGATATAGTTTGTGTTTAATGGTTTACCATCTAAAATAACTAAACCTTTTGTAATCCATTTATTTTTATCTTCATCGAAATATCTCTTATATCCAAATGTCATATTTGAGTTAATACCATAAGCTTTTTCAGGAACCCAGAATATTCCAAAATATTCTCCATTTGCACATAAATCAAATGATTTGAATAAATCTTGTTCTGTTCTAAGTACAGGATATTCATTGAATTTATATTGTTTATCACTAGCATCAAATCCAGCCTTATTTATTGGTTGATTATTAGCATCTTTTAAAGTACATAAATTACCTACATAAGTTTGTTTTGCCATAGCAAATTCAGGATTAGCTCCTTCCATTCCTAAAGGTATATTAGCAAATAATTTTTTCTCCCATGCTGTCCAATCTGCAATTTCTTCTTCTGTAAATTCTATAATGTTACTTGCTGGTATTCTTTTTAATCCTGCTGCAACATCTGTAAGAATTCCAGTTGGTTGTCCATTTCCTGTACCTTTTAAAACTGCTATATCTCTAGCTTTTAAATAAGCAGTTAATAAAGCATTTATTAATTCTTTTTCAAATACTTCTACACTTAATATGCTTTGAAGTAATGATTGTGCTATTCTTATTTCTCCAATATGGTAAGAGAATACAACACTTCCTGTAGCTCCATCAACTTTTTGATCTTCGCTGACACCATGTTCTTTGTCATCTCCATCTGTTCCACTCCATGTAAATGTTGCATCAAAGTCAGATATTGGAACTTCAACACCACCTTGAACATTTAACATACGAACTCTTGAAGAAAATTGTCCATATGAACCTTCTATTTTTTTAATTAATTCTTTTAATACTGTATGTGGAATCAATACTCCTAATGCATCACTTGTTACTTCTCCTGCTGCTCTTGTTTCAGTGCGATATTGTGTTAATATTTCATTTAATTTTGCACTTCTTGTTCCTGTTTGAGCATATTGTTTGAAAGCCATTCTATATTCCATTGAAGAAAGTATATCTTCTTCATTATTTGAAGCTTGTCCTCTTTGATTCATCTTTGCTCCTCCTATAACATTTAAAACTGCATTTGGATTAAATCCATTTGCACTTCTTCCTTCATTTGCTTTATCATCTTTTTTGTCATCTTTGTTATCTTCTGCACCTTCATCTTTGCCATCATCATTTCCGTTATCTTCTTCTAATTTTTTTAGTTGTTCCTCTGCGTCATTAATTTCATCTCTTAATGCTATTAGTGTTTCTCCTAAACTTCTTGCCTCATCAATATCTTGTGAGTTTT